TTTTTCCAGGTTTTGCATAAACGAATTGCCCAACCCTAGGGGCTTTTTTGAACATGCAATTCGGGAAAGTGACTCTTAACCCGTCTATGTCCAACATATACCTGAATTGGTATATACAACCACAACAGTTTCGTATCTGCCCTAAATAAGACCAACTCATAATATATCTTCTACTTCTCCGTAGTTCGTAAACTCAGTTTCCTGAATCTGTACATATTCCGGCCTTGGATCGTCGTCCGCTGCTACGACCGGATTCCCTTTAGGTTTCTCAATGAGGCTGTTTATCTTTTCTACAGTCGACAGTCTCATCTTTTTACTCTCCATAAGATCGTCCAGTTTCGCCGGAGAGATTAACTTTTCCTCAACGACTTTTGCTTTGCCGAAGGTTTTTACCAGAACTTCTCTGGCTGCCGATTGATCGAAGTATCTACGGTTCTTTCTTGACTCAACAAGTTTTACTCCAGGGAGCTTGTTACCGTTGAGCAATTCTGTTTGCAGTCTCTCTGTTACTGCCTCAAAGAACTTTTTAGTTTGAGCAATCTTGGAGTGTACCAGCAGGCATTGCTCTATTGTCAATTCCTCGACATCTTGTTCAGGGGACATAACGTTAGCGTTATCAGGTTCCATTATTTCTCTAAATCTCCTATTTAATTTTTCTATATGTTTTTTGTAATTGTACATTTAATATACATTTAGTTAATGCATTTTACAAGTAGAAAGGTCCTGTTAAATAAAATAATTTTTTATATCTTTGTTTTTCGAGTTTAAGTTTTTTCTTATCCCCTGTAGGGATGTGAGCTTCAGCATATAAAGCTTTACGGTTTTTATGGGTCATCTGTATTAATATCTCCCAACCATCATAGTATTTAACTTTTCTATCCATAAATGACTGCCCCTTGCTTCTGAGCTTGACACCGACCGCTTGCAGGACACCACTTACAGTTTTCTTTACTTGGTGAAAATTTCAGATTTTTACCCTGAACAATGTTTTCTTTCGTTTCGAGGACTTTATCTTTGAAGCATGTCATATCTTTCATGGGCATCTTTGCTGATCCGTAATATTTACGTGGCGGCTGGATTATACCCATATCGATATATGTTATTTGTTCAGCCCCTATTATAGAGTCGTAATAATTCCAGACGTTTAATGCATAAATCATAAGCTGAGGGTTATATTCTACAGGAACCAGCCCCCAGCCCGATTTGAAGTCTCTCACCACCAACGTGTCGCCTTTAACCCCTGCACAGTCAACAATAGAATTGCCTACACCATAGAAATTTGGAATTTTCAACTCTATAAAAGGGGGAGTGCATCCCTTAAAAGTGTCGATTATCCGTTCTACATATGAATTAATAGATTGTAGACGTTTAATGTCTTTTATTTTTACACGGGGGTCTAGTATAGCGGAATCGTTATAGTGCGAATTTAATAAATTTTCACACGCCGAATGGTCTTCTGTACCTGCTCGATTATATACCGTACTTTTGGATTTGAATCCATTCTTGGCTATGTAGCCCGGCGAGGCTGTACAATCTAACCATCGAGTAGCCGATGACGGCGAGAGACTTAGTTTCATATCTGAATCGCACTAGCCTCATTATAAAAATCAAGATATTGTTCAGGGTTAAGTTCGCTTAGTTTCTTAACGCCGAACCTATCCAGTAAAGGACGTATCAAATCGACTCTGTTTGCTGCCATGAACTTTCTTCCTATCTGTTGCAGAACTTCAAGTGTTACAGATTTAATGAGCTCGGGGCATTTTTCAGGGGCAGGCGGGGGTGTTACAGGTAGAGATTTTACAGGCTGAGCAGGTGGAGGTGCTACAGGCTGAGCAGGTGGAGGCGGCGGTGCCGGGGTAAACTTCTGAACAGTCTGGGCAGAAGGAGCCTGGTTTGTTTCCCCACCGTTGATTTTTTTAATCTCAATTAAAAGCTCAGCAGTACGAATTGCAATTTCTTCTTTAACAATTTGCCTTATTGTATCTTCTATCGTCATTTTATTTTCCTTTTGTCACCATACTATAGGTAGTATTTTATGTTTGAAGGAGAACTCTCCTTGTTCGAATTTTAATAAAACAATTTCTCTATGATTCAACTTGACCGAAAACTTACCTTGAAATAAATCTCCTTCCTTTTTAAGTATTTTAGCTTCCATACGGTTCATCCACCCTTTACGGGGAAACTCTTTGATTATTAAAGAACCCCCTCGTTCAGTTATAGATCTTTCTTCGTCGTTGTAATATGTTTTCATATGCTTAATATACACTGTAAAAGTGTACCTATCAAGATGTTTTTATAAAATATTCTCGGATTTTCTGTAAGATTCCAGATCTTTAGGTTTGACCGTATCGGGTATGGATTCGTGCACATACAAAGTGTGTCTGCCCCCATCCGGAGGGAGTACCGGACGGATAGGGTATTTAAGATAACCCATTTCCATAAGTTGGGAAGTAATTCCTTTGATTGTGTATTGGTATTTAGGATAAAACCTGTCTATCATACTTCTCAACTCACCTAAAGATACATAACAATTGTTTACGTAGGGGTTGTTATAATTCTCGCAGATGTCGTTTATTATATAGTGGATGTCTGTATAGTTAAGCGGCTCAAGATGGTTACTGTACTTAGTGTCAGGGACTCGTTCATAACTGAACCACTTCGGAATTCTGTAATTCTTAAAGAAAGCGTAAGCGGCTCCTGCATATTTCGGTTTGATTATCTCATACATGTTATCGAATCCGCCTCGATCCATCCTGTTATTGATAGTTGTCCTGTCGGGTACAGAGGACCAAAGTAAACAATACCTTCTGTTACCTGTTGCCGGGATCGCTGTACGGTGTTCGGTTAAAACAATGTAGTTGGTCACGTTCGGTATGTTATCCCCTACGTTCTCATGCTTACGGTGAACGCTTATCTCCTCCTGGGTGATCATTGTTTTGAGCCTGTCCATTATTTCATAACGGGACTGGCCGCTTGCCTGCACTTCTTCTATGAATATGACCTGTTTACCGGTAGCCCATGAATTGTAAGGAGTGGCGATGACATGCGGTGTTATTTTGTTCACGTTTCTTATACCCAGCATACTTGTCATAAGATCAGCTAAAACTGACTTACCGCATCCGGTAATCCCTTGTATAACGAGGCACCATTTCAACCTTCTGGCAGGGTTCTGTATTACCCAGGCTATGAAACACATAATAACTTCTCTGGCTGCCCGGTCTTTTCTGAACAACCATGCGAGGTGATCTCTGATGGTTTTTTCTACGAACTCGATATCTTCTTTATAAAACGTTTCAAAGACAGGGGGTTGATAGGTGTTTATATACCTTTTCCTTTCCAGGGTCTGGACCGGAGGATACGACAGGTTGTTGCTTGGGAGATAGATAAAGTCGTCAACCCGATCAATATTAGCATACTTAGATAAAAAAGTCTGGGCTGTGCAGTCAATACCTTTAGGTAAACAAGCGTTAAAAGTAGGATTGACAGAGTTCAAGGAGACCTTCTGACGTGTCAACCAGTTATAGTAGACTGACTCCGATGTCACCCAGACCAGTGTCTTCAACCATGTCGGGTTCAGATCTTTCTTAGGTATTTTGAGTTCAGCCGGTTTCTCGAGCTTGTTTGTTTTACTGAGATTGTAACCTTGTTCTTTCGCCAGCTTTAAGGGGTGTGCAAAGGTAACAGGACGACGACCGGCTGGATAAGGTTCCAATCTTGACCATAGGTCTTCACAGGTTTGTTCTTTATCGAACTTCTGACCTTTAGAAGACCAATCTCTGAAAATCTCAAATCCTTTACCGTCTTCTTCCTGATACTGGTGTTTAATTGCTGAAGCTACCTTTATCCAGTCCTGATAAACAATGTCGGGGTCTATGTGGCCTAGTATCTCTTTAACTTGTTTGTTCGTAATCTTTAACGGAGGCTCCTGATAAAGAGAAGCTTGTTCTTCGCTTCGGGTTTCCACAACTTGAACAATTTTTGTTAGATGGAAAGGCTTCCCCTCACGGTACTCATACCGGTATACCACGTCGCTTAACTGTTTCGGGTAAAAGAAAGCCTGTACCGGTACCAACGATTCCTTGTTGATAGTTATCCCGATTTCTTCCCCTGCCTGATACAATGCTGCCGAGTACTGTCCAACGGCGACGTTTTCGCAGTTTATGAACAAATGGTACCTGGGGTTCAGGTCGGTATGTGAGGTGGTGGAATGTATGATATACTCGTAAGGGGTAGCCTGAAGCTTTCTTATATCAAAGGGCTGGTCCTCGATGTCTATCGCAAGAAAATTTATCCCGATCGCTGCATTGTTCTTTCTGCTGTTCTCCTTAAGTATAGCCGCTATGCAGTACCGGGTATCTTTAATATCCAGCCGTTCTGGTTTACTGAGTATAGAATAACCGATGGCGGACATTGCGATTTTATCCGGAGAGAGGAAACCTTGAGCAAATTCAAGGAACGTTTGCTGTATAGGCACAGGGGTATTGTCGAATCGATTTTTCCCGTGGAATATCTGCATGGAATACGATTATATTTTACGAGGGTTTTCGTTTCTCGGATCAAACTCGACATAGTTAAACAACATTGTTCGGATGATGACAGCGAAGTTGCTTCCTTCGTATCTTGCCCGTTCCATAGCCTTTTCGTAAATTTCCTGATCAATCTCTACTGTTCGTCGTATTTTTTTCATTTTACCTCTATCTCGCTCCCGTCTAAGGATATGAATTCCACGTCTGAGAGAAGAAATTCAATTTTCGCTGTTGATGTTTCGGCTATGTATCCTCGCCCTTCCTTTTCTATTACGGCACGTATCTGAAAACAGGAAGACATACTATAATGAAGATTCTTTTTAATAAGAACCGGTCTTTTCCAACTTATTACATTCTGTATGCGTTCTTTCGCTTCTTTTAGTTTAGTTTGGCGAACTTCTACTGCATTAGTCTGCCATGATCTTTTGAAACTGTCTATTGTTTTTCTATCTGTAATTTTCAAATCTGAATTTTTAATTTTTAAGTCTACCATTATTGTTCTCCTCCCTAGTTTAATATGAAAAAACAAATGTAAAATATCAGTATTGAGAAACCTATAAAGAAAGCAAGATTGAACAAGCTCCAGATGAATGAAAGTAAAAGTCTAGGGGTCGACATGGACTCAATCCATACTCGACGTCTATGAGCTTGGCCTTTTTCTTTTATCTCCTGCAAGTTTTTCTCTGTTATTTCTCTCAGCATTATGTAAAAACTCTCCTTAGTATAAATACGATTATTAAGAAAATGAAAATAAGTGCGAATGTAAATTTATCAACTTTCATAATACTATTATACACCTTATTGCTGTATGTTTCAAGTACTTTTTGAATTTATTTTAAACTATCTCATAGTTTAATATCCAATTGTACTTATTGAGGTTGGGGTAGCTGATTATCTCTTTCTGCAACAACTGTTTATCGAGGGGTTTCATCCTGAACAATTTCTTCTTGAAAGATTTTATAACTCTTGGGTATGACGTTTCGCACGGGTAGTTTTTAATAACGACCCCAACCCCGGTAGTGTAATGTGACACCATAACCCTTCCGGGTTCGTCCAGTCTTCTATGTACGATCCAGTAGTTCATTAAGGGTGGTTCAAGCGGGAACGGATCAAGTTTATAGATCTTTCCGTACCAAGGCCTTGGTCCGGTGTTGTCTGCCAGCATGAACCCTTGATAGTATCTCTGGTTCGGCTTATCAGGTAGACGGTGGAGTTCAGTCTGTACCGTTATATGTAATCTGTCTTTGTTGTTCATTGTTGCTCGCTCCAGATAAGGTAATCAATAAAAGTTATTGCATCGTCTATTTTTATGTCTGTTGACGATTTGAAAGTCTTTCCGCAAATCTTTTCGTATTGAATTTCAGAATCCTCATTAAGATAAAATAAACATTCTATTAATTCTCGTTCATAGTAAGTCTCATACTCAAGCCATTCTTTCATAGAATTAATAGTATTTAATTCATGGTATGACGGTGATCCAATTGAAGATACTGTCCCTCCAAATTTTCTCCATTCGGGAGATACAGCAAGGTATCCTCCAACGCAAGCTGAATATCCGCATGCATGCAACTCTTCCTCGCTTTCTAAAGCAAAATCAGGTTTAACTCCGTGACTTATACATTGAAAATACTCTATGTTAAACTTATTATTATTCTTCTTCTTTGCCCTTAACAGGATTTTTTTTAATGTCTCCAGCCTGTCTACTCTCATATTTGTTCTCCTTTTTTGCTTGCTTAATAAACCTGTCCCAATTTTCACCAGACGGCATTCCTAGGTACTCTTTGTAATAAAAATCAGATAGCTTTACTTCTTCCATTATATTATCTCCTTGTAATAGTAGTCGATGGCATCAGCCAAGAGTTTGTTAAGTTGTATTTCTATTATGTATAAGTCAGCTGATAGCCGGGAAACTAAATGGCTGTGAGTCTGAACAATGTCTTCTACCTGATCGTTCATCAGGCATATGTTGGTGGAGTCATCTTCATGGAAAGGACGACTTAGAATCCCTATGAGTCTGTACATTATATTGTTGGTATTAGATCCCGCGTCTATGGATAATCTTATCAATGCTGCTATGTCTTCTGCTTCTTCTATAAGTTCCTGTTGTCTATCGTCGTCCACGGTTTATCTCCAGTATTAAAGTTGACATTAAGGTGTTGAATTGGAGAAAGCTGTGCTTCCTGCTGTCTATTAGTTCGTTTGATATCGAGGTTTGGAAGTGAGTCAGTTGATAGATCCTCTCCGTCAGTTCTCCGAGATCGTTGGTTTCACGGGAGAATTCGGAGCTTAGAAGGTAAGTTCTGAGGTCTTCAAGCTTGATTACCGCTTTAAGGCTTTTCTTATTACCTCCCTTAACAATGAACCGTATGAAGTGGTTTACCTGATGCACCGGGTTTGATTGTTCTGTCATTGGTATTTATCCTTATATGCTTCGGTGATGGCTGTAGATGTCCGGATTATGAGATCGCAGAGTTCGTCCGGTATCGGTTTGTTCTCAGACTTAAGTCCGTGGTAACGCGCTACCAGCTCGGTTTGTTTTTCTTCAAGCTCTTCTATGTAGATGTCGTCAGTATTCATACAAGTTAACGTCCTGGATATTTCCACTATCAATTTTCCTCTTTTATCTGTATGTACCGATTCTATACTTTCTATGTTAAAGTAGTCTTTGAACCCGTACGGGATTTCCAAAGAGTAAAGGTTTTGTTTTTCCTTGAACAATCTCCCGTAGGTTGGTGATTTTTCTTTGAGGCAGATCTCTTCACCTATAAACTCATCCAATATAGTTTTCGCTTTCTCCTGATCTACACCCATGTCTTCTTACCTCCTTCATCTTTAGCTACAAGCTTGTTTGAGTTTGTTTTGTCGGCTGGCTTCGTATAAGGAGTCATTTTAATGACGAGCGTATCTTCGTGGGTATCGATCCCTTCTACGTAGTCCGAGTAGAATTGTACATAGTCTCCGACCTTATTAGCAATGGTGTAGAACTCGCGGTAACCGGTTTGTCTTTTTCGCAAGGTTCCCCCGTAGATTTTACCGTGCCGGTCTTTGATAAGCACCCGCTCGTTGATATTATTGTTCAGTGCTTCCATGATATGTATGAGTTTTGTTAACGGCATTTGTTTTATTCTCCTTTGACTGTGTAAGTTTTGTTTTTATATGAAAATTTTGCCCCTTTAAGGTCTGCACCGATGAGGTCTGCACCGATGAGGTCTGCATTTCTGAGGTTTGCACCTCTGAGGTCTGCACCGATGAGGTCTGCATTTCTGAGGTCTGTACCGATGAGGTTTGCATTTCTCAGGTATGCACCGATGAGGTCTGCACCGATGAGGTCTGCATTAATAAGGTCTGCATTTCTGAGGTTTGCACCTCTGAGGTCTGCACCGATGAGGTCTGCACCGATGAGGTCTGCATTTCTGAGGTTTGCACCTCTGAGGTATGCATTTCTCAGGTTTGCACCGATGAGGTCTGCATTTCTGAGGTTTGCACCTCTGAGGTCTGCATTGCGAAGGTCTGCATTAATAAGGTTTGCATAGCTGAGGTTTGCACCTCTGAGGTCTGCATTGCGAAGGTCTGCATTAATAAGGTTTGCATAGCTGAGGTTTGCATTCGGCTCTATTTTGTACCCATTAACAATCATTTTATTCTCCTTTGATGTCTTCTATGAACTGAACAACTTCCCACGGGCAGTTTTTTACAATGTGCGTTTCAGATACGGTTGTGTCAAGGTACGGGTTATATGCATTTATGAATATGAACAATCTGTTCTTCGTTGCTTTTACGATTGTTGCTTTGTTGTCTTCTAAAAGTCCTTTGATCAAGCTCATGTTGTCTCCCCTTAAGTTTAATTTGTTGGTTGGTGTTTCGTTATTTATATTATACACCAATTAGATGTATGTTTCAAGGGGTAAGTTGAGTTTTTTCAAAGTTTTTTTCGGGGAGTCGGACAGAACAATTGTTTTGTGTTGCGGGTCGTTGAGGACGGCTTTGACTTCGGTGATGTCGACTTGTATTTCAGGAGAGTCGTCATTCGGTGTGAATCGGTATGTGTACTTTTCGATAATTTTGATTGAACAATGTCTCACGATTTTGTTTTTATCAATTACGTTGATTCTGTCTTTATACCAGGGGGGTGCCCAATGGGCAATAAACTGTGCTCGGAGCTTTTGTCCGGGATCAGGGCATATAGTGGACTCAGGAAAAAGAAATATTCTGCGTAGTGAAGGGTCTATTTTCTTTACCTTATATATAGAGAAGCGGGTTTCTCCTATGTAGTATTCTCTGGCATGAATCTTCCCGACCGGACCTTTTACACGGTCGTACAGCCCGAACAACTCCACATTATCGTAGCTCTCTACGGTGAATCTGGTAAGGTGGTATCTGATTTCTTTTATGGTCATTATCTTCCCCTTTAATATTTAAAAGCCTACTTTTTTGGGTTTTTATATATAATATACAGCTTAAATACATATTTTCAAGCACGAGTTGGAAAAATTTCGGCTAAGGAGGGTGAAAATGTCACGATGGCAGGTGGGGGGTCTGGCGATGGTGACATGGCGACATGGCTTATCGAGATATTTGCATCTAGCTGCAAATGAACAAGTTGTAAATGTATATAAAAAGGGGTGTGGTCTCTCGTGTCGCAAGTTTTCACAAAAAAGTGTATGCAACGAAGTCATGCAACATAAAAAAATGTAAATCGAAATTCACTCTTAATAGCTGAATATCAGGGGGTTACATTAGTTGTAAAAACTTGTTGCTTCGGTTCGTTGCATGCAACGGGACGGGTCAGATTTATGCAACATGTTTGGGGCTGATTTATGCAACGGGGCGTGCAACACGTTCACAAGTGGTTCCGCTTGAACAATTTATGGAGGGGGTATGTGTTTAGTGGATTTTTTCTCTGTTTCCGTTTTGATAAGAGTTAACCGGAATTATTTCCGTTTGTCGTGTTGCATGTCGTGTTGCACAGAAACATGCAACAAATCGTTGTCATGACATGAGCGGAAGTGTGTTGTAAGCCGTTGAACAATAATGAACAGGTGCAGATTTTGGGTTTTGTCATGTCGCCATGTCACGTTCCTTTCTTGCTATACGTGGGCTAGGTAAAATGCGTGTTTTGGGGTTTTAGCTGCTAAAATTTTGATTAAGCCCTTTACGCCTACACGCGTATATATGTGATCGATTTGGGGGAGGTGAGATTGGGGGGCCAAAAACAATAAAATAAGACCCTATATAAATTTAGCTCCTGATATGGTGCACCTACGCGAGGCAATCACAAATTGTTCAGGTTAAATACTTTACAGAACATTTATGAAGCACTTAAATCTCACTACCTCAAAAACATCTCGCCATTTGTGCTTAACCTGGGTATGGGGTATTTATAAACATTTAAAACTCAACCATTTACAAAAATCGTATAGCCTAAGCACAATTCAGCTACTTGACAACGTGCAGATCAGGAGTATTTTAACTTATGACTTTAGACCCGAAAACTCTCAAACAGATCGAGGACGCAGCTCAGCGCATGGTCCCGAAAGTATACATTGCTTCGTTGGTTGGGATGAACGCAACCCAGTTCAACAAAGCGATGAAGAAGGACACACAGCTTGCTCAGGCTTTCTATGGAGGCAGAGCTAAACGGCATGGAGCAACGCAGAGCATGTTCGACGACCTGATGAGAACTACTCTTGACGACGGAGTCAAGCTGAAAGGTTTGATATACGAGCTTGATAAGCATGAAGCTTGTGAAGAGGAGAGTTCGGATGATGCAGTAGACGAAGCTAACTACAACATCACAGTCAACGTGGGTAAAAAGAGAAGCGGGAAACCCAAAGCCAAGAGCAAAAAGAATGAAGATACCAAATCGATTTTATGAACTCATGATTGTTCAGGGGAGAAGTTTAAGGCGTAAAGACTGGCCTGACGCAGAGTACATTTACTTCGACCAGTCACGAAATCACATACGGCGGAGATTGTTCAAAGACCATACAATTTTCTGGGTACCGAACCAAAACGACCTGATATACGAAAACTGGGAATTAATTGAAATTTGAAGGGCGAAAACGTAAAATAAGGCAGAATATCAATGGGTACCAAAACAGATATTTCTATAGGCTCCAAATCTATAAGAGTCGATTCAACCGGTAAAAGCTATGAATTGGTCGGTGACTTAGAGACTCCCGCAAACAATACAGTTTACGGCGTTGATGCAGGCGGCGTGAAAGGTTGGAAACCAGATCCGTCAGGTGGTGGAGGCGGAGGATCGGGTTCTGTTAACAGCACACTTACTTCTGCCCATGCTAATATTCAGGATGCTGTTGCCGACGCACAGGCCAACAACAGACCTATTCAGGTTGATTCCCTTATGGTTGTTGACGTTCCGTCTACTCAATTGAGAGATATAGCCAGCTTCAGCGACGGTTCCACATCATTTAATCCGGATGCAGGAAATTACATTGACCCAGACACAGGTCAACCTATCGATCTTACCAGAACACTTCCGATAAATGCCGCTCCGGCCCCCGACACTTTCAAAGGAAACGAATTGATCGATCGGAATACCACGTTCACTTTGAATTCAGGCTTCCCGATACTTGATCTCGGACTTGATGAAGACGGCGTCCAGATAGTAGAGTTCGTCTCCACAAACCACGACATATCAGTCGGTTGGTCTGTAAGGATTTCTGGTGTAGATGCTTACTATGACGGGGTTTACGAAACAGCATTAGACACTAACCCAGGGTTTACAGATCACAGAAACCGTTTCGCTATAAAGCTCGGTAAGCCGTTTGTTGCGGCCAGTGTTGCAGGTGGAGCCACGGTAACGGTAAGGTTCGTCGGGATACCGGTAGACGGTCAGAACTACAAAGAACGTGACCCGATTGTTATAGCCGGTACAGGGACATCGTGGGACGGCAACCACGAAACGCATAAAACTACAATAGCATCGAAGAACGAAGTCATAATCATCGGCGACTATTCACCTCAAACCTTCGTATCAGGGACAATTGCTCGGCGGTATGTAGCGATCCCGGCTACAGCTCACGGTCTCACCAACAGGCGGTTATCCTGTACAATTTCAGGTCATGCAAACCCGAACTACAACGGTGATTTCGAGTTCGAGACTCAAGGGGACGATTTTGTTGATAATGATTATCTCACGATCAGTGCTGTAGATGATGGTTCAGCATGGACCGGTGCAGAAGTCATAACCCTGCATATAACCAACGTCAACCTTGTTCTGACAAACGGAGGTAATCCCGGTGCCCAGACGATGATACGGAATTCAGCGTATTACAGCGGACGTTACGTTCTTCAGGATGGTACTACAGCCTCGGTTAAGAAGATCAACAAGCTTTATTCCGCTGAGGTCCCGTTGCCGGAGACAAAGTTATGGAGCGGTTCGTACATAATCCCGGACGACGTGTCGATATTCTTCCTTAACAAGAACTACTGGCTTATTTTCAAAGATAACGCAGAAATAATTATCGACGCACCGATCCTCGCAGGAAACCAGAAGATCTTCGCAATGGAGACCGATACAAACATATTGTTCCAGAAAGCGAAGATTAATCTTCGTAACGGGATGAATTCCAACATTATGCATTGGGGTGCAGTAACGGCAGGGTTCGGTAACAGAGATTTTGCGAGACCTAACACTACAGCATTTGCTCATGCGTGGGATACGGCGATAACAAGTGCGGGTTCGTTGGAGATCCCGGCAGGTGTCTTTTATATGTACACTATTGAGCCGTTTTGGAACGTGAACGAGCCGACTACCAACGATATTTTCGGTCACGGTAACAGTAGCTCATGGCTGGTAGCGGGACGTAACTGTAACGATTCAATAATTTTCCATACAGCGCAGCAGCATCACAATTATGATGTTCGAGATCTTGCATTTGACGGAGACCAGAACGCTAATGAAGGGACTCTTGAAGATCATCCGTTATGTGCATGGTGGGGGTACAACTATTCATTTACCAACATCCATCAACGGGATACAGCAGGTAACGGATTCCACTACCGTTCAGGACAGTCTAACTCTTTGAGATTGTTCAATACGGAATGTGAACAGAACGATTTCGGTGTCGGTTGTACCATCGTCGGTGTTAACAATGTTGATTTTTTCGGATGCTCGTTCGAGCAGAACGTTATAGGTGTTCGCTGCATGCCCAACGCAGCTAATGTGGATTTCAGCCGTCCAAGTTCTCTCAATATGATAATGATCGGTGGTTACGCTGAAGCAAATGATAATGACTACACTTACGAAGGTGTACGTAACATTGAAATGAAGAACTGTAAGCATTCGGCTGCCGGTACCGGGACGGTTTTTACCGACTGGAACGGGATCGGTTGTTTCAACATTAAAACAGATGCAGGTCCGAGTGATGGTCACCGTACAACTGTTGAAGCTTTAACGCGAGGCGTTTTTCAGGAAGTGCCGGTCTATGCTTCAGCAGGTAATTATGAAATAACCGATCTTAGCGGAACTACAGTCATTTCACGTTCAGGGCTTAATCCGTTCGAGATCATCAATACGAACGAGATAACGAACCTTGAGACAGGTAAAGGCGGCTTTTATCTGGACTACAGCCATCCGGCATCGGTCGGAAGTGCCAGTGTCAATTCTCCATGGGGTAACGGGTTTGAGAAATGGAGAGGATCGACGGTTTATCCCGACGAATTGGCATTTGTTCGGTTCGGTTCGGTCTTAAACTCTACGCGGTTCGAAGCGACACAGAACGGCCAAAACCTGTACACCGCTAATCAGGACCTACCGGCAGATACTTACTATTACCGGTTCTTGTTCAATACCAGTCCTTTATGGAGAATCCAGTTACAGGTCTTTGACATCAACAATCTGGTTTATTACAACTGGAACATGAAGACCTGGGACAGTGCTACGGTAGAAAACCAGAACAGGTTCTTCATACCGACATACGGCAGACCCGAGTTTGTTCAGGTGCCGATTGAGATTGATGTCCTACGCCGACCAAGATTAACGTTCGTCTATACAAACGACAATACTCCTAAGAAATCGTTCGTGATGGAGTACATCATGCTTACGGATAACCCTACCCAGGGACTTGTTCATGTTCGCGGTGGAAACGTAACACATACCGGTTTCATTAACCAGGCTTTATCGTTAACAGCTACAGCGGATTTCCAGATGTTGAGTCTGCACCGAACAGTTAATGTTGATACCAACGGCGGTAATATACAGGTTACTCTTCCGGTTCAACCGGCCCCGGGAGAAAGGCATCGTGTCACCCGTACAGCGGGAACAACGAACGCTATCAACGTCAGCGGTGGTGCAGGCCGGTTAATTAACGGGTCCAGTCCTTACGTCATGCCTCTGGCTCTTTATTCTACCCAGGAGTTCGAGTATGATCTTGGAACAAACGAATGGATACTGATCTGATGAGCAGGCAGATTGATGATGAAGAATACGACTATTTACGATCTTTGGAGATAGAAGAATGACACAGGAAGAACGGCAGAAGAAGAGAATCGGGATACTTAAGGCAAGGATGAAGAACTGTATCAGTGCTTTGGAAAACCCGCGTGAGGAACTTGATGAGAAGCAGAGGGAGAAGATTACTGCGGCAGCCAACCGGATGAAGGAGAGATGTAATTTGATCAATAATAAACTGAGGCAGACGAAAAGGGCAGCGAGAAAGAAATGAAAACATTACATAACTCAACAATAAGTTCAGCTCGTAAAAATGTTAAAGATATAAAAATATTCGGTAACGGGGACACTTTTAAGCTTATTTGTAAAGCTTCAAGTGATTCTGAAGGATGGATGAAATCCACAAAAGCTATGCAGATTGATGGCGTGGGTTGCGTAATTCAAGTTACCACCCAGCAAGGGGAACAGGTAGCAGAAGCCTTGACATTTGTTCCAGGAGTTAGAATTGAAGTAATAGATGGAAATAAAGTTAACGGGCGAAAGATAGTAAAAATATGACAAATCCCGAAGAAACAGTGATAATAGCAAAGTGGCTGAAGGAGTTCTCGGATAAGATCGGTAAGCAGATTGATATAAGAGGCAATAAACTTATACCTTTGGCGGCTTTGAAAAACATACTGGATTCAGAATTAGAGGAGTTGTTCGATGGAGACTGATGAAAAAAATAGAAAGAGCTGAAACAGACCTTAAAGAGAAGATAGACAGTTTACTGGATTCCAAAGTCTACGGCGACCCGGATTCTTTTAAGCTTATCTACAAAGTCACGAGCGAAACCGGTAAATTTGCACAGTCTATTCAGGCTATGGAGATTGAAGACCTCGGTTGTCTGGTAGTTACTAGAACAATGGAAGCCGGGATAGTAACCGAATCATCCACCTTTGTTCCGGAAGTTATCATAGAGGACATCGGTAAAGGGGCAAAAGGAGGCAGGAAGCTGGCGAGGTTCTAATGAAAATCCTTAAACCATGCGCTTGCGGTGAAATACCTGAAGAATTATGTATCTATGCAGTAAGTGGAGAATGTGCCAAGTGGGCTTTTGTCCACGGATCTTGTTGCGGGGAATGGAATATAGAGTTCAGAACTGGTTATAGCGAAACAGATAGTGAAGAATGCAGAGACAGGGCTTTGCATGCGTGGAATTATGCACCTAGGAAATATTAATGGCAGGAATACAGGTAAATGGATCGTTTATCCTTGGAGAATTACTTAAAAATACGAAACCATTGGTAGTTCTCGAAGGGTCCAGCAGATCAACAAAGACATATTCGTGGGAATTGTTCTGCATACTGCATATTATCTCCCGGTGGAATGAGAAGATAGTAATACGCGCTTTCAGAGCGATAAAAACGGACTGTAAAGACACAATAGCTAAAGATTTTCAGGACATAATGCAGGATTATTTTCCACATTTATGGGATGAAAAGCGATGGAATAAAACAGAAAACAGGTATAAGTTTCTTAACGGTTCAGAATTCCACTGTACAGGATGTGACGATGCAAAACGACTTAAAGGTTACAAGCAGCATGTTGCCATACTCAATGAGGTTATGGAAATCTCCAGAGCAGCGTATGACCAGATCGACATTAGAACCACCGAATTGGTCATCATGGACTTCAATCCGTCTATCACACAACACTGGGTTTTCAAATCCATACTCAGTCAGCCACCTACAGAATACCTATACCTTCATTCGACTTACAAAGACAACGAGCACTTAAGTGATGAACAAGTCAAGAAAATTGAAAAACTGGAGCCCAACCCGGTTAACGACGCCGCCGGAACATCGGATTACTGGACCTGGCAGGTTTTCGGATTGGGTCGGAGATGTCGACGGGAAGGTGCAGTCTATACCCGTTGGGATACAACAGATGACTGGCCTGACCCTATCACATGTCAGCGTCATGGATACGCGATCGACTTCGGATTTACTATCGATCCGACAGCCGTTATCGAGTGCGCTATATTCCAGGACTTCTTATATGTTAGAGAAATAGCTTACAAGAAAGGATTGTTAACGGTACGGGCTGTAGATGACCCGACAATACCATGCATACAAAACGAATTAGAAATAAATGAAGTGCCTAAAATCTCAAAAATCTATTACGACAAAGCCAGACCCGATCAAGGAGCCGCGTTGCGGGCTTGCGGGTATAATACTATTAAGTCGCTTGGCGGCAAAGTGGAAGATGGAGTTGATAAGGTTAAGCGTTTCCATATCCGAGTTCATATTTCGTCTCAGAACATACAGACTGAATTGGAAAACTACATCTACCCGAAAGACGAAAAAACTATGGAATTCAAAACAAAACCCATAGATAAATGGAATCACGCAATGGATGCCATAAGGTACTTTGTTGAAAAAGAAACAATACCTGATATAGTACCAAGTGAGGATGTACTTGCTAAACGTAAAAAATTAACCGAGATCGTTTACACTAATGGCTATTGAAGTATCAGAAATTTTAGAACGTTACAATGACTCTTATTCGTTTTACAGCGAAGAAAGAGACGAATGTGTTGATGACATACGGCTTGCTTATATTGGGGATACGCCGGAGTCATCTAACGGCGTTTTCAGACTTCCTACTGAGAATGCAGGGCCTAAGTACCGAATAAACAAACTCATTCACCCACTTAATCAGGTTAACGGCAGATTCAATCAGAACAAGATCTCCGGGAAAATTATACCGACTACAGACTCCGGTAAGAAAGAGATAGCTGAGAGTATGACCGGGTTAATGCGTAACATAGAGAAAGTCAGTAAAGCAGACCAGATCTATTCCGACTCTTTTCTTCATATAGCTTCGGGGGGATTTTCAGCCTGGTCTATGCAGAATGTATTCTCCGACGACGACACTTTCGAGCAGGATTTAAGGATTGTTTCGATACCTGACCCTTTTTATTCTGTATGGGGAGACCCTTCATCCAGACGATTTGACACCAAGGATTGGGAGTACGGGCTGGTAACGCGCGACATAAGCAAACGAGCCTTTCGTAAAAAGTACCCTGACGCAGCGTTTTCCGACTTTCCTCAGAGTTTTACGAATCATGGCTCTCGGAGAATGGCCTGGGCTACCGATGCAACGGTCAGAATTGCAGAGTATTGGGAAGTTGAGTTTAAGAAAAGAAAAATTTTCCTGATGTCAAACGGAGAAGTTTATAAAGAAGATAAACTCAAACTTGTTCGGGATGAATTAGCAGCAGAAGGCATAACAGTAGTAAAAGAGAGAAAAATTGAAGATAAGATTGTCAAATCTTACATTTCATCCGGTCTTGAAATTCTTGAAGGGCCTTTTATATGGCCGGGAAGCTGGATACCGATTATTCCTGTCTACGGCTATAAGTTTTTTCTCGATAATGAGTTCCACTACCATGGTAAAGTAAGATTTGCACGGGATTCACAAAGGCTTTATGAATACATAACATCGTCATTAGTCGAGACCATTGTTCAAGTTCCACGTGATCCTTATTGGGTCAGTGAGGTTCAAGCTGAAGGTTTCGAGGATCAATACAGTACTTTTAATACTAAGAAGCCGCCTTTTATGTATTATAAAAATGATCCTGAGAATCCCGGACCCCCATCGAGAACAGGCGCACCGGCGGTTCAGTCAGCTTTAATTCAGCAGTTACAACAGGCAGACTTTGACATTCAGGCGACAATGGGCGAGTTCAGAGCTTCTTTAGGGATACCTGAAGGGGATCAAAGCGGAACGGCGATAAACCAGCTTCAACAGCAATCAGATGCGGGTTCGTTCGACCTTGTTAATTCTATGGCGAACGCTATTGAGTTTACGTGGGAAACAGGGCTTGATGTAATAGCGAAGATTTATGACAGCCAAAGACAGGTACGGATTCTGGATTCGGAAGACAAAGAAGAAGTCATTGAGATAAACAAAACTGTTATTGATACTCAAACTGGAGAAGCAGTAATATTGAACGATCTTTCAGTAGGTAAGTACGACGTAACAATAACTGTCGGTCCGGCGAGTAAAACGCAAAGACAGGAACACTTCCAGCTTATTCGAAGCATTATCGAGTTTGATCCGGCATTAGCTGCTATTTCTTCGGATGTCTGGCTCGAATTGATCGACTCACCGAAAGTAGACAAACTTGTTAAGCGTTGGAGAAAAATCAAAATAGCCGAAGGGGTGATAGAACCCAACGACGAAGAAAAAGAAGAAATAGCCAAAGAACAAGCTAATACGCCCCCTGACCCGAACGCAGAGATCCAGCAGCAAACCTTGATGGAACAACTTAGAGGACTTGCCCTGTCTAATGAGAAAGCGGCGGCTGAAATCCAGGAGTCTGTTAAGAAAGCAGAGAAAACTCAGGCTGAGGTCGGTAAAATACTGGCCGAGACTTTAGAAACATACAGCGAAACCGGTGCATCGATAAGGCCGGAAGATCTATTGCTGAGATCGCAGCAGAATGAAAACATGTTACAACAGCAAAACTCTCAGGATGCCGGGATACAAGATCCGGCAGCCTCGCCGAACAGTGTCGAGCCTCCCCCGGTAGACCCGGCACAAATTGTTCAAGAACCACCACCGGCGATATAAGAAAGGTAGTAAAATGCCAGATGAAGTAACACCCTCAGAAATGAGCGACGACACAGTGGGCGCATTAGGGGTCCCCCCAACCCAGCAGTTAGCAGATCCACAAGTAGACCCGGAGGAAACCAAACAACCGGCGGAACAGATCAAGGTTCCTAAAGAGCGTTTGGACAAAGTCATCGGTAAGTATGTAAGTGCTGATGAAGCTCGTAAAAAAGCAGAACAGGAACGGGACGAATGGAAGCGTAAAGCAACCAGTTTTATACCGCCTGAAGACCAAAAACAGCCTCCGAAAATTGAAGATTTTGAAGACCAGACGGATTACCTTGTTGCTAAAGCAAGGTTTGAAGCAGAACAAGTCTACGAGCACAAGTTTTCAGATTTTCAGAAACAACAGGAACAGAAACGGCTTGAACAACAAGATCAAAAACAAGCAGAGATTGCTCAGCAGCGTTTTGACGGCTTTTCTTCAAGGCTTAATCAATACGCTGAGAAAAATCCTGACTTGGTACAAGCAGTAAATGCTAACCCGGAATTAAAGTTTTCTCCGGCTTTAAGCACTATTGTCACTTCTTTGGAAGGTCAAGATTCTGCGGGTAATGATATCGGTTCAAAAGTGTACCATCACTTGTTTCAAAATCCTGATTTAGCGAAAACACTTTCCGAACTCGATCCTGTATCGGCAGGTATTGAGATAGGGAAAATTTCCGCCGGGTTGAAAAACGGAGTTGCTAAGAATATAAGCAACGCTCCAACACCGAGAACACCAATAACTTCCGGTGGCGGGGCATCAACAGAAGTTGATTTTTCTAAACTCGAAGGTGACGCTTTTCAAGAAGCATATGATAAAGCGACCTTAGGAAGGTAAATTATGGCCAATAGTTATAGAAATATACGGATGATTCTTAATGCGGTTATTGCCGAAATTAAGAATCAGTCCGTCATGATTCCAAATGTCGACAGGCAGTTGGACAAAGAAGGCGAATTTCGCCGGAAGGGCGACACGATCTACGTGCGTCGTCCCAATAAATACGAAGCGCAGGACGGTCCGGATATGACCGGTAAAATTACCGAGATTCAGGAAGCTGAAGCCCCGGTTACCCTTGATGTTCATAAGTCCATCGCTTTCAATCTGACTCAGAAAGAGCTTGCTCTTAATATTACCGATCCGGCTTTGCGTGAGCAGCACATTATGCCTGCTGCAAACAGTCTCACTCAAGCAATCGAGTCTGAGATTGCTCGGAAGTATTATCAGGTTGCCAACTTCTTCGGTACTCCCGGAACAACTCCTGGGTCAACGCCCGGTGTTCGTGGTTCCCGTGAGGTCGGTGAAGCGATGATCAAGATGAAGAACGAGTCCGTAGAAATGATGGATATCAACGGGTTCTACGATCCGAACGCAACTCTTTTCATCGGCGATTCGCTGACAACGGTCTTCAATGAAGCCATTGTTAAGCGCGGCGTTGAGAAAGCAGCGTTCTTGCGTGCAGCTAACGTAACCGGTCTGGAAAGCAACTCGATTGCTAACCACACAGTTGGTAACTACACCGGCAGTACTCCGCTGGTTAACGGTGCGGCTCAGGATGTAACGTATGAGTCTTCCAAGGATACGATCAGCCAAACAATTATAACTGACGGCTGGACGGCTTCGATCACCGGAGTTCTTAATCGAGGTGACGTAATCCAGTTTGACGGAGTTAACGCTCTGCAAGCCCGGACTTACGAAGATCTCGGACGTTTACGGGACTTCACAGTTCTTGACGTAGTCGACTCCGATGGTGCAGGTAACGCAACGATTACGATCAGCCCGGCCATTGTTACGACCGGAGACTACCGTAACGTTTCCGCAGCACCTGCCGACAACGCGCCGATAACGGTTGTGTCGGGTGCGCCTAACAGCGTACACCCTCAGAACATGATCTGGCAGCGTCGGGCATGTACTCTGGCTACGGCTAGACTGCAAGCTCCGGATGCAACGGTATCAAATTCCGTTACGATGGATGGCATAACCCTGACTTTTGCGGGCGGAGGGGATATACTCAAGTATGAAACCGTTCGACGTCTCGACATATTGTTCGGGGTGAAGTTCCAGCTACCGGAGTGGGCAGTACGCCATACCGGTTAACATAACTTAAAGCGGCGGTAAGAAAGATGCAGAACTTTCTTTTTACTGTTAAGGGATTTCCGGACGCCGCTTTATTTTTCTAAAAAGGATGAAAAATGGCTAAACAAGAATTTCCAAAATGTGTATTTTTTGCTGATGGTACCAAGCAGATTTTTTACACTGCTGAAGATTTATGCAAATGTAAAAGTGAATGGTTTGAAACTCCGGATTGCAAACCTAAAGATAAACCAAAACCAAAACGTAAAATTAAAGTCAAAGAACCTGAGAGTATAGTCTAATGGCTGCTACCACTAAACGGATAATAGACAGAGCAATGTTCAAGATCGGTGTCAAGAAAGCCAACATTGATCTGCAACCGGACCAATATGAAGACGCCATATTCGAAATGAATGCTATGATGACGGCTTTTTCTTCGTCGGGTATTCGTTTAGGTTATTCAGTTAAATCTGATATAGAGGATCCTATGACAGTCCCCGATTGGTCTTACGGGTTCGTTGTTACACAACTGGCCATACGTATGGCTTCAGAGTACAAGAAAGAAATTTCGGTTTCTTTAGCTGAAGAAGCTTCTATGTACATGAAAAGTGTACGGAATCGGATACGTAATCGGGATTTAGTAGTTGCATTACCCCCGGATTTACCGATCGGTCAGGGGTATGGACGAACTCGATACAGGAAATTTTTCGGGGATACTACTTGCGATGAAGTAAGAGATCAGACAGATCTATGGCTTGATGACGATGGCTGCCCTGTCTTAGATGACGAAACAAGTAAACGTAGATGTAATAGAGGAATTATATAATGGGACGATCAATATATTGGGATTACAGGGATACGTTCGAAGATGTCTACGTAATATCCAACCGACAAAATTCAAAAATAACAAAAACAAAATTTGCCGAAGACTTAGACCCGTCACTCGTCGCATTAGGGTTTGTTAAAAATACAAACATCTTTGCTCAACGAAAAGTTAAAAATATCGTAGCTAACTACAACATGGAGTCCGGCGACGATGTGCTTTTAGTGAACTGCGATTCGGCAAGCATCACCATTGCTCTGCTGGCCTCAGTTGCATGGTGGAATCCGACTTTAGATCTCACCAAGCTGGTAACGATCAAAAGAATAGATAGTAATGCAGCCAATACCTGCACAATTGTTCCTTTTGGTGGGGAAACCATAGACGGCGACCCTTCTCTTGTTTTAAGTGGCGGAAGTCTTCCTACAGTTACAATGATTACTGACGGATCTAACATTTTCACGGTTTAAGATGCCTGAACAGATACTTAATCTTGCAGGAGGGTACTATAAATCAGGTTCCAGATTTTTACTTAATCGGGAATCAGTTAACTTTATCCCTCATATAATCGAAAGCCCCGGCGGCACGTCACCGAGCGCTTTGGTAACCGAAGGGGTTGAGTTATGGGTTGACTCGGGCGGCGGAGCAGGACGCGGCAGGATAACGTTCCAGGACGAAGAGCATTTTGTTCAAGGGACAGAATTCAAAAAGATATCAGCTAACGGTACGGTGACGGATCTCGGTACTATAACAGGAATTTCTAAATGTATGTTGGCCGAAAATGGAAATACTGTTACTATTATTGATCCTACTGGCACCGGTTACTTTTATGGTACTGACATCGGGCTTCTTGAAATTACTGAAGCGAATTTTCCAGGCAACGGTGGTATTTTTCAAGGATTCGGGCAAGTCACAGGAGTAGTAGAAAAAGATGGATATTTTGTTTATACCACTGACGATTTATTTTTTATCTCTTCTCCTTCTGATGTCAATTTCGGGCGTAATTTTAACGCTGCTGATTCCAGTACTGCAGAAATATCAACGGATAAAATTGTCCGTCCTTTCGTTGTTCATAATGAGTTATATCTTGCTGGTACTAGAACTATCGAAGTTTATTCCTTGATTGATACATCTGATTTCCCTTTCCAGAGAATAAACGGGGCGCATGTTGAATTAGGTTTACTTAGCCGGTATGGGGTTGTTAATATGGATAACTCCTATTTCTATCTTGCAGGTAATGAGTTTGAATCCCCGGCTATACGTCGCGGTATCTCCGGAGCCAGCCAGAAAATAAGCTCGGCAGCGATTGATACTCTCTTGAACAAGTATACACAGGCGGAATTGCAAACTGTTCAATCATGGACTTATTCATACAACGGTTCTTTTTTCGCAGGATGGAACTTGCCGGATACGACCATTGTTTATGATGCTAACGCAAGTGCTTTTGGACAAAGACCGGTCTGGCATGAGCGGAGAACATCCGGAAGTAAATGGAGATTCAATGAGACTTTTTCCGGTTATGGCATGATCCTTGTTCAGGATTCTACTTCGGGTTTAATAGGCCAGATATCTAAAGACGTTTTTACCGAGTTAGGGGATACGGTAACGAGATTTTTTACTACTCAATATATAGATAATTCAGGTAAGCAATTTTCAAATACTCATTTGGAGCTTTTCTATGAGCACAATACCAGCACTGAATATTTACCGCAAGCTTCGGTCCTTCTTGAAATTTCTGATGATGGCGGGGAGACTTTTCAAAGTTGCGGTTCTCGTTCTTTGGGTACTCCTCTCGACAAGAACAACCGGCTTATATGGGACCGACTAGGTAATATTGAGAATTCAAGAATGTACCGTTTTACTATATCTGAACCGATAAAAGTAACATTTTCCAAAATAAAAGTAGACATATCCTGATGGCGATAGTAGCTCCACCAAGAGATGAATTGATAGAGGCTTTCCACGGTAGGCCTTCTCAGAGAGTAATTCTCTGGTTTCTGCAAGTGGCTGAGGCTTTGAACAATTCTGCATCCGCTACCGAGGCAGTAGTAGATGATTTGACGCGTAGCTCCGCGATGTTCGCTTTATTTCAGGAATCGACAAAAAGAGCAGATGATAATTCTGCAATGGTAGCGACTTTTGATGCTCTAATATCTCAGAATCGAGCACTGTTGGAGAAATGCAAATTGTCAATTGGATATCTTGATAATCTTATTTGTTCATTAGCGGTTAAAAATTCTCAGAACCGAGCGGATATAGAGCGTATTCTAGAAGTTATAGACAGTATAAATGTCGATTTGGCTACGATAAATCAAACTTTGGCAGATCACGAGAATTTAATAGCCAGTGTTATGGCTCTGACTTATCAGAATAAAGCGGAGATATTAGAAAATAAAAAGAAATTAAATCAGTTAATGGATGACCTTTCAGATCTTGATAATCTGGTTTCGGGTCTTCAATCTGCAACGATTTCTAATGCTGCAGAGCTGGATTTAGCTTTTGCTCAAATAGCAGATAACAGCAGTCTGCTGGTTTCTTTTGAAACAAATATAAGCAGAAATTCAGCTTTTATTGACTCTTTAAAAGGGGATCTTTTAGATAACGAGCAGTTTTCCCAATCGTTATTATCTCAGATCACTGGTAATTTGTCGCAAATACATGTAAATTCAGAACAGTTAGAAGTGGTATCCCAATTGATTTCAGCTTTGCAAGCTCAAGTGGCTGGAAATACTGCGGGAATATTAAAAAACGAAATGTCAATAGAGGACTTGTGTAATTTATTCAATGGGATGTCAGCTTTTCACTGTTAGGCCAGACCCAAGCTTTATCCAACAAGTGGCATTAGGCCATTTTCCGGGGTACAAGATTGTTCATAAGTATGGTCTTAATCCGAATATTGGGGCGGGTACCGACGAAGATATATGGGATACTGGGGGTGTTAAGCAATATTTCACTACAGCCGCAACCCTTAATATCGATTCGACGAACGGTAATGATACGGCAGGAGGTACAGGATTACAGACTGTTTTAATCCGAGGTCTAGACGGATCGTATAATGAAGTGGAAGAAATTGTTACTATGAATGGGACTCCTAACGTAGTGACTGTCAATTCTTATCTTCGGCTTAATGACATGATAGGGTTAACTGTAGGTTCTGCAGGTGAAAATGTAGGAGATATTCGGGCAAGAACTGGAGGAGCTGCTACAGAACAAGGTAGGATTGAATCCAATCCTGGACTGGGGAGAGGTAGATTTTCGCATTATACTGTTCCGGCAAATTGGGAAGGGTTATTGTTTAATCTATCCGCTACTATGAACGGTACAGAAAATGCAAAGGAAGGAACAGTTTATTTTTTAACCAGAACCGCCCCTGATGCCCCATGGATTTATAACCATGGTATAGGCTTATCTAACAGAGCTACATCACATAGTTCTGATTTTTATCCGGAAGGATCTTTCTATTTAGCCCCTCAAACGGATATAAAAGGCTTCGGAGACGCCGAAGACGGAACAACAAAACTAGCAATCGCTTACAGCATTCTATTGAGGAGAATTGCATAATGGCTATAGTAGCAGCACAGGAATTAGTAAACGGACTTAATATACCTGACACGTCCGGGGTTCTTTATACAGTACCCGGAACGTTTAACCGGATGAAGCTGGACATGTGCAGAATCGTAAACCACACAGCGGTACCGGTTACGGTTAATTTGTGGATTTTGCAGAACGGAGAGATAGAAGCTGATAACTTCAAAGTGCTGGTAGATTACGTATTACCAGGCAACGGCTCAGAATTGATTGGGCAGATGATAGGTTCGGTTATTGATACTGGCGGCGTCATTAGAGGACTTGCGTCGGTTGCAACTTCGGTCAGCTTCAGCGCAACAGGATTAGGTTTTACGACTTAATGTTGGGTTTCAATCTTATTGAATCGGAAGACTTCAGTAAGATAAATTTTCTCACTGGAGACTCTCGACCGGTTGAAATTGATAAAAACGATGATACGTTACTATTAATACTCAGTGAGGATAAACCTATAGGGTTTTTCATTTTAGGATTAATCGATGGAGATGTTAAACATAACTTTGCTCATTTTTTTCTTCTGCCTCATGGTAGGCGGCATAGCACTTTCGTTATGAGAGAAATTGTTAAGTATTTCTTTTGCCGGTTATGGTTAAAAAATCCGGTTTGGCATTGTACAGTAGACAAAGAAGCAAAAGACGTAAGGCATTTTGTCAACCGTATAGGTTTTAATTTGAGTTTTGTTCATGGAACAGAAAGATATTACAAAGTAGATTTCAGGAGTTTATATGTCCACCTTGTTCGGGGCTGACAGAAAGGCTGCAAAAGCCCAGATAAAAGCAGCAGAAGAAGCGTCTACAGCGCAACTGCAAGCTCAGGATAAAGCTCTTGCAGCTCAGGAAAAAGGATTCCTTCGTGCACAAGACCTCATTGGTTCTTTAATTGATGAAGATTCTCAGGCACTTAACATATCAAGAGCGTTAACAGGAGCTTTAGGGCCGGAAGCACAGCAGGAAGCAATTGCTAATTTTCAGGAAGACCCTGGAACTCAGTTTATACGTGAACAGGGTGAGCGATCTATCCGTAACCGTGCGGCGGCTACCGGCGGCTTAGGTGGGCCGAACCTTACCAAAGAATTGATCAGGTTCAATCAAGGTTTAGCCAATCAAGGTCTCCAGCAGCGTATAGGCAACCTTGTTAATATCGGGAATATCGATACTGGACTTAAAACAAGTCTTGCCAATTTAGCTACCGGGCAAGGTGCTGCCAGCGCTCAAGGGGCCACAAACGTCGGTAACATTCTGGCAGGTCTGTCTACTACTAAAGGCGGAGTGAGAGCGCAAAGGGCTTTGAATGAAAGGGATGCTTTAGCTTCAGGTCTTGTCGGGTTAGGAACTACTATAGCATCCGGCGGGTTACTGCCTCCAGGGTTATCCCAAGGGTTAACCGCGGGTTTGCAGCTTTTTTAATGTTGGGGAGATTTTTAACATGGTAGATTTAGGAAAGGCTTTAAGTTTAGGGTTACAAGGGTTGGCTTCCGGTGCCGCGGGGTTCGCTACAAAAAACCCTACAATTTTACAAGACTCCATAAACAGAGCAATCCAACAGAAGCAGCAGGTCAAATCTAATCAGTTGGCTAATCAAGGTGCACAACTTGAGATTGATAAGCGGCAAAAACAATTGGGTTTTCTTCTTGACGGGGCCAAACGTAAACGTGCTGTAGAGGATGCTTTGAAGATACAACAGGCCAAAACCCCGCAAGCTAAACAGGCTATACTCCAAGGACGGATAGCGGGATTGCTCAAAGACGACCCTAATGCAGACATATCAGATTCCCTAACCGCTTTGAAAACTCTGCAAACAGATCCTGCTTTATTCAATGAAGGTATCAAGTCCACTATCGCTGTCGGTCAGGCTTTCGGCGATATTACCCTACCTAAACCCGTAAAAGATGAGGGTAAAATTACAGAAAAACAAAGGTTCGCTTTAGCGCAGACACCTGAAGGTAGGCAACAGTTAAGAAATGTAGAGTTAGCTAAACAACTGCCTAAAGAACCTGCACAAGAGAAATTCAAAACAGAACAGGCTTTAGTAGACGGTAAACCTGCATTTATTCAAATCGGAGATCAAGGGACTACCAAGGTTCTTGATGAAAGATTCCAACCGATAGGTAAAGCAGGACAGAGCATTACTACCACTTTACCGGATGGGACTACGACTACTTTTACTCAAGGCGGCACTGCACAAGGACAAGGAGGCAAAGATCCATCAGTTGCTACAGCCCCGGTCAGAAATAAACTTCAGCAGCAGATTATAGACAACGAACAATTGGTTGGTAGTTTGACTCAGATTAAGTCAGATCTACAAACTAAATTCTTAACAACCCCCGGTAAGTTTGAGAATGCAGTACGGATAATAAAAGACAAGCTTAAAAGCGAAACTTTAAGTAAAGTCCCTTTATTTGGTAAATTTTTTGAAGGGTTATCTCCAGAAGAGCAAAGAGAAGTAGAAGAGTTCCAGAACTTCACAACCCAAGCCGAAACCGCTTTTGTACAGTTTGTTAAGTCTATTTCCGGTGCTCAGGTATCAGAAAAAGAAATGGAAAGGTTGAAAGGGGCTTTTATAAATATGGATCAAGGCCCTACTCAATTCGCACAAGCTTTAGATACTATAATCAGGGAGACCAACCGAGCTGACAGGATATCAAAGAGATTACTTGCCCAGGGCTTCAGTCTGGAAGAAGACGACAAAGCAGGACAAGCGGAATTCTCAAGACTTGTTCAAGGTGGTTTTAACATGGATGCCCAACAAAGAGTTAATATGCTTATTGACCAAGGGATACCCCCTCAAGAAGTTAAAGCTCAATTGATAATGGAAGGTTATGATATAGGTGATTAATGCCTGAATCTTTCGAAACCTTACTGGCTAATAGCCAAAAGAGATCAGAGACAGCAGGTTCTCCTCAGTCTTTCGAAGCTTTATTGTCTAATTCCATGGCTAGAAGTCAACCACAACAATCCGCTACCCAGGGAACGGGTGGCTTCACAGCTCCCGATCCTCCTTCCGGGATACAAGAAGCCACCCCTGCTCCTACTGCCCCCGATCTTACTTTTACACAGCAAGCCCAGAACATTGGTCAGGCCGCCCGATCAATTGCTGATACTGCTATTGATGCAGCTCCGGCAGTAGAAGGCATACGTAGCTTGGTTACCGATGCGTTTACTGGTAAAAGTAAAGAAACAGAACAAACCCGGAAGTTCCCTGAACTCAGTTTAGAGATTGGTGGCGATGTTATGAAAGAGATCCCTACTCTAGCCGGACGTGTAAAGACTTCTATACAGAATTTAGTATCAACAGACCCCCAAGATATGATAACAACTTTACAGAGTGTTGTTCCGGGACTTGATGATTTTGAGGATAGTAAAGGTAATAAGTTTGTTACGTTCCCTTCAGGTAAAACTTTCCAAGTTAACAAAGCTGGGTTTTCCAAAGCCGATGTCGAACCGTTAGTAGCTGAAACCTTAGCTCATGCCGTTGGTGGGCAAGGAGTTGCCAAACTAGGTTTGAAAGGGTTAATGGGAAGAATAGCCTCGGCGTTCGGCGTAGAACTTGGTCAGGAGTCCGTTAGTAAAGGTGTCGGAGCTAAAGGAGAATTCGACACTTCAGAAGCTTTACTGGCTGGAGGGATAGAAGCAGGTTTAGGTATAGCTAAGCAAGTTCCGGGCTTAGCTAAGTTTGCTAAAGATAAAGGCGGGGAAATAGTTAAAAGACAGTTACGAAGAGTAAGCGATGTGGCTTTAGGTTCTAAAGAAGCTGCCGGTCTCTTTCAGCCTAAAACCCCTGTTCTATCTAAAGCAGTGCAAGCTACACGAGACAAAGTAATAGCAAGATCTAACGATGCAGCTGTAAAGTTTTTTGACGGTCTTGAAACTGGTAAATTTAGTAAAGCGAAATCTGTACAAGATCTGCAGAAAGTAACTAAGTCAATAATCGAAGGGAAGTTTAACGCCAGAAAAACCGAAGGCGGGAAATTGTTCAAGGGAGCTTTCAAAGCGGCGAATGATGCTAAAGTGAAAGTACCGGTTGACGACCTAATTAAGCAAATTGATGCTGATATACTGAAAGCAGGGGCAGGCAGTAAGGGTACTAAAATTCTTGAACAACAAATTAAAAACGCTAAAGGCCCTGAAAAGAAGAAATTAAAAAAGCTTTTATCTTTTAAAACTGACCAAGTTAAAGCTTTTGAAAAGATGAAAACTATGATTCAACAAGCTTCTAAGAATCTGGACTCCGGGTCAAATGCCGAAGCTTTAGCTTTAGTTAAACAAAATTTGTTCTTTGAGGTCGATAAACTTGCACGTAAAGGCAGCAGAGGGTTAGCTAATCAGACTAAAGCTAAAGTCCAAAATTACTGGTCTTTGCTTCGTAACAACCTTATTAAAAGTGTACCCGGTTACGAGAAATCTCTTGACGAATTCATTAAACGGTCAGGGGATATAGAGAAAGCTACTGCTATATTTCAAGGTCTCCATGAATTAGAAGGCGGGAAAGCCGCCAAGATATCTAAGAATCTTTTCAATTCTAACATTACCCCTGTAGAAAATCTCCGGCAAATAAAGTCTGTTCTGAAAAAGTCAGGTACCTCAGCTTGGGAAGGACTCCAGCAATCTCACATTGTTAATGAGGCAGAGCAGCTTGGTAATGTCCCCAATGAGCAGTTTGCCTCGAAGTTGTTCGATCGGCTCTTTTCTAAAGCCGGTGAATCCAACCCTTTCGTCAAGACTCTTAATCCCGACCAACGGAACAATGTCAATAAGATCCGCAAACTTGTTCGGGCTTTGCCTGACGGGAGATCTTCTAGTGGCAGTACGGTACTCAATGAAGCTTACGATAAGCAGATAAAAGAATTGGGTCTGGATTCTCTGGACCCGGAAGTTAAAAATCAAATTAAATCTCAACTAACTATAAAAATACTAAACGATAGCGGTTTGGTAAGTAAACTCGCCAAACTCCCCACGAAAACAGATAGTCGAGTTTTCGGTCAAGTGAGAGATCAGATGAAAAATCTGATCACAGAAGCTATGGTCGAAGTAGATAATCTACGACTTGTTCAGGGTTTAGATAACATAACAGAAGGCGAGTAAATGGAAGGCTCAGAAACAAGAATAGGTTTAATCACTTTGCAAGAAAAAGTCGCATACCTAGAGACAGTGGTCAAAGAAATAAAGGACAATTCCGTGACACATTCAGACATAGAAGTCCTTAAAGTGGGCATAAACAATGTTGAAAAGTCCATGAAGGACATAAAACTGGATTTGCTTCCTTTAAGAGACTATAAAATAGTAAGGAGTATATGCTTCAGTACTGTTACCATAGTACTGCTTTACGTAGCTACTGAAATCATAAAAGGAGCTTTATAATGAAAAATTTAATATTGGCAACATTGATCATGTTGAACTTTGGATGCGCTACAGCTTTCGTAGATCAGGAAGGGGTTGCAGCTTTCACTTTGGCAAGGAATATCGAGGTTTCAGATTGTAACGATTGTGAGAACGGATCTGAAGAAATGCCCAAAGTCAAAATAAGCACAAGTAAAGAACAAACTTCGACTTTGAATTCGGTATTTGGAGGATTGTTCGGGGCAATTAAAGCTGTCGCTGTAGGAATTTTACCGAGAGGTGTTGCAATTCCTTCAGATTCGTAGTATAATATATACGACAAACACATTAGACCCAACCCCGTATTCTTGTGAGTTAACTAACCGGTCTCATTAAGGATGCGGGGTTTTTATTTACCCCCCCCATTGTTTGGCCATAGCTTTAGCAATCCCTTCGTAGGTTTTGCTTCTTAGTTTACTTCTGTCAGCCCCAGGCGACATATAGTGTATTCGATTTCTTTCCTTTTTAGGCTTATTTTTGAATTCTTCGTAAACAATATTCGTTGGTGTAAGGAGAGGGAGTCCTTTTAGCCATAGACACGTAGCTTTGGACTCAGGATGGCCGAATTGCCAAGGTTGGATGATTTGATCAGGCTTACGGTATTTTGTTGACATTATACCGACAGGGTTTTCAATAGCTATTCGAGGGCAGGAATTGTTCACCAGCTTCATGAAAAAGTTGATTGCTTTTTGCTGTCTGCCGTCAGCTTGTTTCTCTTTGAACCATCGAGCACCACTTGAAGCAAGGTGTGTGCAAGGAGGGAAAGCTATTATCATGTCCCATTTCCATAAGATAGCTATCTCAGCATCTATTTGAAAATGTAAGTCAGGACGACCACCTGAAGGGGGTTGTATATCACAAGAAAACGCTTTATAACCAAGTTTTCTGAATGATTTGGTTACTGTTTGAGATTCTTCACAGGCTATTAAAATACGCTTCATCGTTTTTCCTATGTTTACGCCAAGCCCACCATCCTCCTAGAACAACTCCCCAATACATAGCAATCCGTTTCCACTTCTTGCATGTTGACTTTATAAGAAGCTCTTCGAAGATGGCATCGCATTCATGCCTGGTAAGATCCATTTCTCTTAGGATCTTCGGGTGAAGCAATGTGGGGTTTTTATATAGGTAATCGTGAATTACTGCTGCCGATGTGTATTTCCCAAAAGGCGGCAGGATTCCCCATAAAACCCTCGGGATGCTCGCAAAATCTGTCGTGAAGCCTTCCGGCACTTCAATAATCGAATTAGTAAATTCCACGTAAACTTTCAAGTCTTTAGTGAGTTTCCAGACATTAGAATCAATCTGTTTTACTTCGGGGTATTCTATACTATCCATTGTTCAGTACCTTTATATTTTCCAAGTCGTTGTTATCCCATACCTCATCGGTAAAATCAAAGTTAAGCTTTTCGCTTACATCATTTTTAGCTTGACCTTGGAGCTTGTAACCTTTTCTGGATAAACCTACAACTTTCCCTTTCATCTTTTTTATTGCTTCCACCTCATTTTCGAATCTGACATCGTCTATGAATATGTGGCTGTCTAACGGGGCAGACTCAACAAACCTATAGAACGGCCGTACCCATACGTCTTCGTCCATTTTACGCATAAGCTGCCCAAATACCTGCATTAAACGTCTATGAGTTAAATGTTCACTTTCCCATTCTATTTTAGGATGGGTGATTTCATTCTTACGGCAAACTAAATCATATTTGGTTACATCAAAAGTTTTTACTAAAACGTCTCTAAGGTTATCAGCAAACGAAAAAACTAAACTGTTGTATGTTTCATTACTGAGTTTTCTGCTTAATATGGTTTTCCCGCAACCAGCAGGACCAACAAATCCAGTAATTTTAACTCTATTCAAAAGTTTCTACCTCCAAAAGAAAACTATCTTGTTTTAACGGGATACCTCTATCCTCATGAAGTTTAATAATCAATATCACCAATTCCGTATAAGTTATTAACCCTTCCTCATACACATGACCTAAAATCGGAGTTAGGCAATCTACAGGGACTCTAAGCTCGTTAAGTTTATCTATTCGGCTTAAGATATCATCAAGCGGGTTGTTCAATATCGGACTTCTTGATTGGGGGAGGTGGTTTCGGATAGACATTCTCGTATTTACCTTTAGGTATTTTTTTCTTTTTAGATTCAGGTTTCGGTATTACTTTACCGTTGGCATCAACAATTGTTAAATGGATCCACAGATCGGCGGTCATCAATCTTAATCGCATCTCTATAGATTTCCTCAATTGTTCTGTTTTACTTGAACTCAACCCGTCAGAAGTTAACCTTAAGATAAGGGTTTTCCCCAAGAACCCGTTCTTTATAGCCCCTGCCATCAAGGCGGTTTTCCAATCTTTAAGATTCCCGCTTTGGATTATCAAATCTTCCGTTAAGCAACTTGCATAAAGGAATCGTGTTTGTGAAGTTCCGTTTTTATCCTCAGTAACAGCATTGATCAGTTCGTGAGGAATTCCGCCGTATTCCGACTCACACCAGTGGGTCCATTCTTCTGCTTGAGCAACAGCTAAACAAATCCACATTACCAGTAGAGCCAAAGCAAGGATCAGAGTGTTTACTATCAGTTTTATCAGGTTTTTCATAACAGGCCTCATTTATTATTTTTGTAGTTTGTTAATATTTCGAACAGCATGTCCATGCCTTTTTCTTTATGACGAAGAACTTCGATAAGCATCTCGTCTATGGTGTCAGCCATAATAAGGCGATAAACGTTCACGGTTTTAGTTTGCCCAGACCGTAAAAGCCTACCTATCATCTGATAATATAGTTCATAACTCCAGTTTAGTCCATACCAAATAATATTGTGCCCTCCATATTGCAGGTTTATACCGTGACCGGTAGACGCAGGATGGCAAAGAAGAACTTCGATTTTACCGCTATTCCAGTCGGACATTGTTCGGGCTGAGTCAGAAGATTTGAAGTTTACAGCTTGAGGGAATTCTTTCAAAATTCTTTCTTTCTCATGCTGAAAGCTGTAAACTACGATTGCATTATCTAAAGTTTTTATCAGCTTTTTTAGAAGTTTCATTTTCGCATTGTGGAATACCTCATAGTTTCTGTCTTCAGGACTGTGGTAAATAGCACCGCCGGTATACTGCATACATTTACCTAATTTAGCAATGGCGATGAATTGCTGTTGCTCCCCGTTAATTTGAAGTAACCCTTCATCTTCCAGTCTTTTGTAATGCCTCTTATCAGGGATAGGACAAACAACGTCATGTGTTCTGGAAGGGAGTTTCTTGTTCTCAAGATGTTTCGGGACGGTGTAAGTGAGATGTCTTATTTTAGAATATATCATTTCTTCTTTACACTTTCCGACAGTCCAGACGTAGCCTTCTCTATCGCATCGGGTACCGTATTCAAATTTGAAAGATTCATAGCCTTTACCTAAAGACTCTCCTTGATCCATAAGATATATCTGCGCCCATAGATCTAAAGAACTGTTTGGTCGAGGAGTACCTGACAAATTGACAACATACTTAAAGTGACCGGCGATACCTTTCCATGCCTTAAAACGTTTCGTCCCGACAGCTTTCAACTTAGTCGATTCGTCAAAAACCACCATATCAAAAGGCCAGCTTTCCGGAGAATTAGTTTTAAGGATATCACATAACCAAACAATGTTCTCATAATTGATTATGAAAATATTAGCTTTCGAAGTCAAAGCTCTGAATCGTACAGCCGGGGAACCGTGAATTAAAACAGAAGACATCCATGAGAACTCAGACCATTTCTTAATTTCAGTCGGCCAGGTCAGTTTAGCGACTTCTAAAGGAGCTACAACCAAAACGCCTTTTATGGCAATGTCCGCGAACAATTGTTCTATGGCTGATAAGGTTGCGGCAGTTTTACCGTAACCTAAATCAATCATACCGTAGACTTTTTTACGGTTTATTATGGAGTCGGTGAACTGCTTTTGGTATTCTCTGGGAGAGTATTGTTCAGAAACCATCTATTAAATTAACCTGTTCTCCAGTTTATGTAATCTAACCCTTCTCGTTCATTATCAATGACCTTTACCATCTGCATTACTTTTCTTAAATTTTCATGTTCTTGAACTTGGCGGGGTCTAGGTTTCCCTCCAGGTTTTTTGAATTCTATAAAACAATGGTGCCCATCAGGAAACATGAACAATCTGTCCGGCGCATCGGCGTCTTTGATCCGGTAAATTTTTACTCCTTTCGATCGGGCATAGTCGCAGACTTTTTTCTGTATTGCTGACTCTCGTTCAGGTTTAGGGGGTAGGAGTTTCATGTATCGGTTGTATAATGCCGAAAGTAATTTCTCATCTGGAGTGAATTGAGAGTCTTCGACTTGCATGAGATCTTTGACATATTTTATATCGGTGAGGTATTTAACGTTTTTACAACGCATCCTGGCTAACTCTAAAGTTAGGTTTTCGTAAGTTTTACTGGCCATTTTCCTAGGTTTGAATGGTAGCATTTAGTATTTCCTTTCCGTAATTTTTATATTCTCCGACTTCAGAGGCCAAAGGGAAATCGTCAGGAAGCCACCAAGGATGTTGTTCCATTAATTGTTTGAATTCATCTAGTTGATCGCATTCTTCTGGTACTTCCCCTATAACCTCATCATGGATGTTCATAAAAGGAAAAAACCCGTTTTTTTGATGCTTAATCATTCCGTTACCTGTGACGTCGAAAGCCATAGCCTGGACACCGTTCTCGACTAATTTCGCACCATAAGTGTAAGTTTCGAACATCCCCCCGGACTTTCTCTTTTTATAGTAAAGCCCTCGACCGTAGTCACCTTCTCCGTACCGCATTTCCGGATAGTATATCCTACGGCCTGAGGGCAGAACCATTCTCGTTGATCCTTTGCCGTTACCATCACTTTCTACAGTAAACGGCCCGATTTGTTCAGGCTTACCGGAGAATAAAGCATTCTCAGCGGCTTTATCCATATCTCGCCAGAAAGATTTGACTTTATGGTATTTCTCTCTGAAACCTTTTACGCATTTCCTAGCTATCTCTATATCGATATCCTGACCGTATCCTGCACACATTGTTTGGAATTTATCAGGACCGCAACCATAACCGCAGGATAGAACTGCCTGCTTACCGCAAAACCGTTCCAAGCTGTCTTTAGCCACTTCATTTTCATCTATACCGAAGACGAATGCCGCCATACGCTCGTAGAGTTTTACTTTGTTTTTATACTCATTGTAGCCGGTATCATCCCCCGCTGCCCAGAACAATAATCTTGATTCGATATTGCTGAAATCGCCTATATAAAGTTTGTTTCCCGGCTTGGCTGCTATGAGGTGTCTCATGGACGAACCGATAATAGGTATCAGATTGTCGTAAATAGGGGACAAGTCTTCGAAATCGTACTGTTTGACATCGGCGATCATTTGTTCGGTTATATCAAAATCAGGCTTTTTGAAATTCATCGGCTGAACAAGTCTTGCCGCCCATCTCCCGGTTAATGCACCGAAAACTATGAATTGCTGGTGCAACCTGCCGTCTACTTCTACATCGAGAATTTTCGGAAGCTTTTTGACTGAGGCCATACCGAGCATTTTACGCGCACTGATAACAGTATGGAGATCCGTCCCGGGTTCAAGATCAAGATTGTTCAGGGTTTCAGTTTGAAGGTTTGGTATTTTTACCGGCCTTTGCTGGTTTACCCATTCAAGCAACTTAGCCACCTGAGTCGGTGATATGCCCCCGGTTATTTTCTTACATTTCTCTTTCAGGTCCTCAGATTGTTTTTCAACTATCTCTATGTAATGCCGAGCCAGATCGACATCTACAGGGATACCTAGATTGTTTATGTAAGAATCGAGATCAATTAAATCTCTTTCGTAATCTGTCCAAACGCCCATTATAACCCTAGCAATCTAATTTTCTTATTGTATTTTTTCTGGGAATTTCTTTTACATATAACGCAAAATTCCCTATCAACAGTTCTGTATATATTCCCTTCAACCCAAGGGTGTCCATGAATACAATGCGTCCTTTTGGCCATTTTCTTTCTTAGTTTTTTATGGTACGTGTTTTCTTTACGTTTTTTATCATACTTACTGCCCTTAAAACATTTAGGACATAGCCAATCCAAACGGTGAACATGACGGAGATCGTCCAAGATCATATCTTTACCGCACTTAGAGCAAGGTTTTTTACAATCTTCCATCATTTGTTTATAGAAGGCGTCGGATGAACTATCTCTGATTCTCCCGACATTAGGATTGAAGTCTACGTCTGGTTTGTAACTATTCATTGTCTGTTAAAAACTTAAAAGAGTTCTCTATTAAAAGTGCAAAAGATTTATAGGATTGTTCTTCTCCCCCGTAATAGGAATCAATAAGCTTATTAAATTTTTCTTGTTTTGTTTTAAAGTTAACTTCAGTTGCCCAATCTAAAAACATGTTAGAAAACAAATCCTTATTCGGCCCTTTACAATATTCTAAATGTCCTTGTATTGTTGAATGTCCCATGTTCCGCATTATTAAAGGGTACTTAAAAAATTCTAGTCCTACTTTATATAGAAACTCTTCTGCTGATATCTGTATCGAATTATTCATAATCTCTCCTTCAAGCATTCAAAAAGCTCCATATCGGCAATGGTGTCTTGAGCGCAATATTGTTCGTACTTCTTAAACTCTTCCGGTTCCTCATGTGGGAAGATACGAGTCCTCGGGTCTTTCTTGGTCGGCTTACGGGGAAAACTGAATTTCTTCATAAGCCGTTTACCTTCAGTATCTTTAGGTGCCAATCCTAGATAGTCGTTAGCTTTTTCCAGACCTAAAGGTAAGCCTAAGTAGGCACACAATGCCTGAGTACAAATAAAACGAGACGGAGCTATAGAGCAACCCAACAAACTTTCCATAACGTATTTTTCGAACTGGGCATTGTGCGCTACGAAGACTATGTTCTTTTGAGCTACATACCCTTTGCAAACTTTCTGCATTTCAGAATAACCGTAGATAGGGCATTCTAAAATCGATATCGTCTTACCGTTCACTCCCATGATCAAAGGCTCATGATCTGTGAAATACCGGGCTATACCTACTTTTTTGATATCGTAAGGGCTGTAGGTCTCAAAATCTATGAAAACGTTGATCATAGGATTTCTTCATACGATGCAGGCACATTATCTGGAGGGGGAGCATAACCTTGAATAGGTGGTGCAGGAGTCTGGACCGATGCCGCATTAGGATCGGAATAATTCTGAAACAAGTTTTCATCGATCTCGGTGCCGACTAACAACTCTCCATCTCCCCGGAACTGGACCGCGAGCAGTTGAGCACAGCATTTAGAATGTGTTTTCTGCCAGTAGATGTCAATCATAGTGTCAACGTAACAACCGTTATAGAACAATGCGTCCTGTATCGCTGTAAAGGTAGTATCCTGCTTCCTCAATTGAGGGGGTTGTTTAAGCTGTGAACTGGCTCTGATAGCCCAACAACCTGCCCAACCAGGGTACTTGGTGTAGATGTCCCCATCCAGCTTGCAAGTTTCTACTAATTGAACAGGCTTGTTCCCCCGGTTATCCTCAACAAGTTGGTTTATTACCTGGTCGATTAATTGAATCTGGGGGTCGGTTTTCTGAATAAGAAATCTCCCGTTATAGTTTGGGGGGTTGTCTTTATAAGCACTCGGTTCATATAAAGCGTGATATGAGAGTCGTGCATTACGAATCATGAATCTTGTTTCCATATTGTTTTTCCCTTTTATTTTTAATTTTTATTTTTCCAGGTTTTGCATAAACGAATTGCCCAACCCTAGGGGCTTTTTTGAACATGCAATTCGGGAAAGTGACTCTTAACCCGTCTATGTCCAACATATACCTGAATTGGTATATACAACCAC